GATAGGGTTCGCCCCGCTGGACAGTTTTACGGGCTAGGTGGACCCAACAGCAAATCGACCATGTTCGGGTAAGAGGTCGAATCTGCGGCCAGCGGCGGCAAGTAGTTCGGTTGTCTGTGTTGTTGGTAGAGACGGAAGAATACCCGCGCCGATGCGGATTCTGCATGTGCCCATTGCAAAGGCCAGGTAATCCATCATGTCTAGTTTGGCTTGCGCTGCTGCCTGCTCGACAAGCCAGTGTTGTTCTGTCAATGCAAATAACGTCTTGCCCCAGCCGATGCCCGGCGTTAGTTTAATGGTGTTGTTGGCCATAATCACTCCTGTCTACTCGCCTCGCATCTCGTCAATGATCTGCACGGCGGTCGGATCGCCGGGCTTCCAAGGGAACGCACCCCTGGCCTTGTTGAAGTCCCACTTCTGGCCTTCCTGCCGGATGGTATCAAAGAGATTTACCATCGTTTTATGGTACGGGTCGAGACCTTGGACTGCAATGTGCCCCCCGACTGGACCCCTCATGCAGTACCCGTACCAATCGTACACGGCGACAAGTTTGTGGGTGGCGTTTTCGAAGGCGAAGATTTCGACCATGCCCGTCTTGAACGCCCGCTCGTCTATGTCGAACCTGCCGACGCGGTAGTAGACGCAGACCTCCCCATCACTTCCCATCCCGACGCCCTTGAACGTGATGGGTGGCCACCCCTTGCCCTGGCGTGCTTGCAGCCGATAGATGCTCTTCTTGGCCCTCTTTATTGCCTCTGGCGTCGGCGGCTCGATGTCGTCATCGACCAACGCTTGGCGTTCTTCGGGGTTGCTCTCCCACTGAGTGAGCCGTTCGAGTGCCTTGTCGTAGACCTGATCCTCGCGTGCTGGTGTTGCTGTGTTGTCCGCCATGACCGCTTCCTGTGTGCTGCCCGTGTTCAGTGTATCACCGGTATTACCCGGTCAGGTTCTCGCGTTTTTCGCGTTTTTCGATAGAACTTGGCGGGCTAGGGCGTTGGACCCGCGCACAGGTGCGCTATCCATGGCAGCCTTTCGCACCGCTGGCGGTCGTATTTCACCGCCCCCCTTGGTGGCGGTCATCTGATCCGTTGGTACGCCTCTGGCGATATCGACGTTGCCAGACAGACCTTCCCACCGAAGCGCCGACACCGGGGCTAGCCTGATTGCCCGGTCGAAGTCATCGTCTGATGGCAAGTTCACGCGAACGCTTCTCTTGTTCTCCTGGACCCGCTTCCTGGCGAGAAGCGCGTGGATAAACCACCCAATCTGAAAGCCGCATAACGCGGCGGCGAAGAGCAACCAATCCATGATCCGATAATACCACCTCACCAACACGCACGCGCGGGCGCGATCTGGTCTCCGAAGGGGTCGGGCATGAGCGTATTGAGGCAAACAGGAGAATCAACCCCTCACCCGGCACCGTGCGCACGCAGTTGGCCCGGCGGCGTTGCCATCACACGCCTAGGCCCCAATCGTGGAGCATGGCTGATCTTTCAGACATCATGCCAGCGGCGTTTGGTGCGCTGGCCGGTGCCGCTTACTCACTGGCGGCGGTCCCCTCACCCTCCTACGACCTGACCGTTTTTACCCCCCCCATCCCCACACACACCTACGTCGTGGGGACCGACCACGCCCTCGGGGTGCTAGGTGGCGACCTGGATGTAGCCTGCGTCATGGACCTGACCGAGTGGCGCACCTCGGGACGCGCGGTGCAGGTGGCCGAACTCTCCTGCAACCTCGGCGCGGGGTTTGTCCGCCCTTTGTATGGCCTTCTCAGGCTCTACAACAACGCCTTCCTACTCGGCGAGCAGCAGGGAGGCGGCGTTGGCGTCATGCGGACGCTCTGGGATGAACTGCGTTATCGGAACATCTACACCCACGCCAACCCCCTTCAGGCGGTTCCGACCAAGGGGGAGAACCCAACCCTCGGGTGGCCTGCGCGGGCCAACGACATCACGGTTCACAACCTCCGCATGGCCGTGGTCGAGAACCGGCTGGAACTCCGCTCGGTCGAACTGATCCGGCAGATGCAAACACTCCAGTTTCGGGGCAAGGCCGCGCCGGGCGACGACAGGGACATGGACGACAAACTCAGGCTCTACCTGCCCGGCGGGGGAAGCCCCGACCGGGTGCGGGCCTGCGCATACGCCCTGCACGCCCTGCGGGTGGCCCAGGTTCTACCCCAGATGAACGACCGCCCACCACCACCCCCCGAACTCCGCCGCCCAGACCAGCCCATGCGACCGCCTGTCGCTGCCTTTGCCCCCACGGTGCTCTCATGATCGACGAAACGCCGCCCATTGCACTGCCAGACCCCGCAAACCGCGATCAGTTGATCTGTGGCTTTACGGCCAGGGAGTGGGGCGACAAGATCGAAGCCGATCTCAAACACCGGCGGGTTATCACGCGGGCGGCGCACGACCTGATACGGCGGTATACCGGGGAAGCCAAGACGCTGACGAACTTCGAGTTTGAACTTGTATCGGTGGTGACCCCGAGCCTCGCCTACACCCTGCCCAAGTGCCGCGTAACCGATGGGGGGGCCGAAGACGAACAGACCGAGGACACGACCGTGGGCCTCAACTGCCTTATCGCCCAGAACGGGCTAGCCGAACAGACGCAACTCCTGGCGATCGATCAGGCGTTCTCCTTTGCCGTGGCGATGGTGCTGCTGGAGGAAACACCCGGCCTGCTGGCGAACGTCGATCTGGTCCCCCTGCGCCCGGTCGTCCGGCGGATTTCGCCCAATATGTACTTCCGCGACTGCGAGTCTGTGGGCTTTTCCCGCGTGCGGCACGAGGGGCACCTGTGGGTCGAAAAGATTCAAGCCCTCGAAGGGGCGACCAACGCCGACGGGTCGCGCAAGTACGACAACACGCAGTTAACCGGCTTGCAGCCGGGGACGCTTGACAGCCAGGTCCGGGCCGATCTGATGCTCGACGGCGTCTCGGTTGACGCCGATGAGCGGGATCGGATCGTCTGCTCGACCGTCTACGTTGCCGATGAGGACGTGCTGCTGACGTTCGCCATGGCCGACACTGAGCCGAGGTTGCTACGCAAGGTCAAGGCCCAGTGCGCCGGCCAGTCCCCCTACACCCTGTTCTCGATCTACGCCGCGCCCGACCGCGTCTACCCGGTTGCGCCCCTCCAAGCCACCGCCGCGTGGCTGGAAGTCCACGAGAAAATGACCAAGAGCATCATCGAGCAGGCCATACAGGCCAAAACGCTGGCGTTCGTTGATAGCCAGCAGCCCGGTATATCTGAGGTAACCAGGAATGCACCGCACGCTGCGATCGTCAGCATCCCCGGCCTAAACGGCAAGCCCGTGATGGTCGAGTTCCCCGGTGTCAACGCCGACCACATGGCCGTTACCAAGTACGCCAGCGATCAGGCCGACAGGCGTGTGGGCCTCTCGGAGCAGGCACGCGGCATTACCACAAGCGGGACGGCTACGGACGCCGCCATTGCGGGCCAGTTTACCGATATCAAAACCAAGTACCAGCAGATGATGTTCACGCGGGGTCTGAGCCTTGTGCTTGGCAAGGTCGTCAACCTGATGAACGAGTCGGACGACGTGATCTTCCCGGTTTCTAAAGATGGGCGGAGGGCCACGTTCTACGGCGGCGTCGAGGACGATCAGCGCGACGCAGAGCGCATCTGGCGACGCGACGCGACGATCGAGATCGAGCCTTTCAGCATGGCCTACACCAACTCCTCGACGCTGCGGCAGCAGATGATCGAGTTTATCACCCTGGCTATGGACGTGGCCGATCGCTCGCTGGCCAACCCCGCTATTCAGGCTGGGCAGATCATCGGGGACATGGGCCAGCACTTCAACATCGCCAAGGCGGAAGAACGCTACATCAACGTTGCGATGGCCGGGATGCCCGGCATGACCCCCGGCATGCTCGCCGGGATGCCCGGCGTTGCAGCAGACCCGGCCCGTGCCCCCGGTGGGCAGGCCAACCCCAGCCGGATGGTACCGGCCAACCTGTGAGGATGACCACATGCCCTTATATGACTACGAATCAGCCGATGGAAACAGGATCGAGCGGTTTTACCGCATGAACGACGACAAGCCCGAGCGGATCACCGAGGGGGGGATCACCTACGCCCGCGTCTACTCGATGCCCGCCATCTCGGTCTCTGCTGGACACGGTGTCGAGCCTGGCGGCGGCTCGATCCTGCCGGTCTCGCGCACTGTTGGGCTGCGCAAAGACCGGATCGTCAAGACCGAGCGGGTTGGACGCGAGCGCGTCAACACCCACTCTGACGGGATGAGGACCGATGGGCGGGGCAGGCCGATCGTAGAGAACCGCAAGGACCGCGACCGCGTGAAGAACTGGGCGATGGGAAACGGCTTTACGTTCAACAGCTAACTGCGTGCGCGGAGCAGGTTGTATGTGCTGATCTGCCGTTGATACTTGCGGCATGAGCGACACGGCTACATCCGTCCAATCCCCTTCCGCACAGGATACCAGCGCGACAAACGCGGGCGATACCGCTGTGCTGGAAAACGCACCTAACGCACCTGTTGCCGACGCTGCCGCGACCGATGCTGGCCTTGGCGGCGATGGCCAATCCAATCCCGACGCTGGCGATGAGTTGCTCGCCCGGCTGATGGGCATCGACACGGGCGCGGACGCTGACGCGGCAGAATCGACGCCCGAGCCTGAGGGCAAGGCCGGTGCTGTGGTCCTAAGCGATGAGGAAGCAATCGCCGCCCGCACGGTGCTGGCGCGGCTTGGCTGGGATGCCGAGGACATCCTTGCCATGAGCCCGGCCAAGTTGAAGGCCAAGGCGGACAAGTACGGCGCGCACGTCGCCCGGACGGATGAGGCTTTCAAGTCCGTCAAGAAACTGGCCCAGGTCCAGAAGGAACTCGAAGATCTACGGGCAAAGACTGCACCCGACCCCCTGGCTGGGTTCAAGGCCAAGTACGCCTCGGTGATCGACCCCGAGGACTTGGAAGCACTGGCGGGGGTGGTCAAGGTCAAGGCCAAGGCCCAGACCAAGGACCAGACCAAGCCCGAGGCCGACGACGGGGCCGCGCCCGCTGCCGACGAGGCCCGCACGCGGCTGGCACGCCTGCTTGTGGCCGAGAACCGCGAATCCCTGAAGGGACAGTACCCGCAGTTGGCCGACGAGAAGAAACTGGACGCGCTCTACAGCGCGTTTGACCGGCTCGACCCCGACGGCCAGACAATCGAAGACCCCGTGGCGTTTGCGGAAACATTCCGCACCGCCGCGATGCTCGCCTTTGGCCACTCAGCCAAGGGCACCGCCCGCGATGAACTGATGAAGCGCAACCGCGACAGGCGCGACGGCCAGCCCGAGGCGAAGGGGACACACCCCTCCGCCAAGCCGGTGCTGACGGCCGACGACGTAGCCCGCGCAAGCGCCGAGCTGTACATCACCGACCCCAGGAACGCCGCATCCCGCACGGCCGAGATGTGGGCGCGACTGAAAGGTTCGGCGTAACACAAACACCCGCACAAAGCCGCATGGATTAGAACATGCCTCTTGTACCATCAACGTTTGCAGACTATCTGACCCATAACCGACCGGGGCTTGCCCTCTCGCCCAAAGACATCATCGCCTACTCGATCAGGAACGGCACCTACCTCTTGACCGGTGAACTGCTCCGTGGTCGCGGCGAGGACGATCTTTACCAGCAGTCAGACGTGATCGAAGAGACCGTGATCCTCAAGGATGACGACCGCTTCGGCACGTACACGCCTGGTGAGGATCGCCAGCTCAACGTCCGCAACGTTACCCAGAAACTCCAGTTCAAGGCCCGGTGCTACGAGAACGCGACGTACTGGACCGAGTTTGAGTCCAAACTCAATAAGATCGGCGGCAACGCCGTCAAGGTCAAAGACTACGCCAAGACACTGACGGTCAACCAGCAGATCACCCACCTCAACGGGGTGGAGACGACCGCTTTTGCCCAGGCTTCATACTTCGCTATGGAGCAGGCCCCCGCTGGCGACAAGGCTGGCAGGGTCTTTAGCATCAACGCGGCCATCACCGAGGACAACGGGGCGTTTACCCGCGTTCCGCCGGGATGGGGTGCAAACCCTTTGTTCGGTGTGGACACCATCGCCAACCCCGAGTTTGACAACAAGCGCGCGTATTACAACGCGGCCAACATCGACAACTTCGGCGCAACCGACGGCCTGGTCGCGGCCCTGGATGCTATCGAGCTGGCCGTTGGGTACAACCCGCCCAGCCAGATCAACACCTACGACGCGGTCAGCTCGCTGGGGGAGTCTGGGTACTTTGTGACCAACAGGGACGGGATGCAGCGTCTGAAGATGCTGCGCCGGACCATGAGGGACCTGGACGCCGCCCCCGGTGGTGATCTTGGGGTCAAACTGGTCTCCTTCAACGGCTCGAAGTTCTACTACCACGCGCCGATGGATACGGCCCTGCTGAACCAGACTCGCGCAACGTCTACCTCTGTGCTCGGTTCCTACAGCAACACGGCTTACCCGGTCGGGAAGCCCCGGTTCTTCTACATTAACAAGCTCGCGTTCAAGCCCGTGTTCATCGCTGGCAAGATGTTCTCGCTGACTGAAGTCCTCAAGGGCGGGTTGCAGAACCCCGACGCCTATGGCCGCTTCTGCCAGTCTTGGTTCAACAACATCTGCACCAACCGCGCGAAACTCGGTGTTGTCGCACCGACTGCCGCCACCGTCTGATCGTCCTTTCCTCACGCACTTTTCGCGGGCACGGCCCGCAGATTCGGAGATTCACAATGTCTTTCAACCATAATGCTTTTGGCGGTCGCGGTTTTGAGAACCAGGGCCCATCTGTCAGCCGCACGTACTGGCGTGCGCCTGCAAACTCGGTTACTACTCTTGCAACGATCGTGCTGGGCACGGTTGTGGTCCAAGACGTGCTCGAACGGGGCGCGGCCACGATCAGCGGTGCCACACGCACTGTTGTTGCGGGTGCGCCACGCTACACCGTTGCTGGCTCCAACGTCGGCGCCGACGTGCAGGAGAACGTGGTCATCCCAGACACGGCATCGTCCACCAACCAGAAGGCCCTGGTGCTTCTGGATGATTCCCTTGAGGCTGGCAGGTCTGGCAAGTTTGCCAGTTCTGGCCGGGTCAAGGCCCTTATCAGTGGAGCGGTGACTAGGGGTACACGCCTGTCCATTGCCTTCTCTACGAACGCTGCTGCCAGGTTCAAGGCTGCGGCGATCGGAGAGATGGTGCAAGCCATTTTGCTGGAAACCACGACCGGCGACGGCATCGCGGAGGTCGAGTTGTACCAAGTCCCGTACGTGACGTCTGTTGCTGGCACGGCCTGATCTTGCTCCTTCCGCCGCTCGGGCGTGAAAACGCCCCGGCGGCTTTATGCTCACCCTCGGCGCGCTCAAAGACCTTGCCCGGCACGCCATCGGGGGCGCGGCAGACTCGCGCGTGGACCTGGATAAACAGGTCAACGCCGCCTGCCGCAAACTGGTACACGCACGCGCGTGGTCCTGGAGGTTGAAGATCGCCAACGTCGCGGCGGTGGCCAATCAAGACTACATCGCCATGCCCGCAGACTTTGACGCGCCGGCGGGCGTACCCGCACTTTCTGGCGGGACCGGATTCGGTGGCGTCGAGATGACAACGCCACAGGACATCCAGCGGCTTCGGTCGTATGGGGCGTCGGTGGCTGGCGGATACCGCGTCGCCTTTGGCGTCTATGCCGACGATCTGGCGGCGCATATGCAGGTCTACCCGACCCCGACGGCCAACGGGAACCCGACGTTCTCGATCAGTTACCTCCGCCGGTGGGTGGATATCAGCGGCGACGGCACCTCGGCGGTGATCCCTGATCCGTACGAACTGGCGATCCTCTACCGCGTGCGGGGGCAGGTGAGGCTGCTGGAAGACGACACCGACGGGGGCTTCTTTGCCATGTACGACCGGGAGATTGCAGAGTTGTGGGAGGAAGACGCCCAGAGGCGGATGCACATCTCGGCCCCGCCTGGCGGGTCGTTGCTGGGGCAGGTCGATGAGGGGAGGTTTACGGTTTGAGCGTTGACGGCTCTATCCAGGTGATGATGCCCTTCCCGGTGCGGGGCATTGACCAGTCGATGCCGCAGACGCGGCAGACCCCGTCGACGTGCCCGGACCTGCGCAACGTCCGCAGCCGGGGCCCGGTGGGCGGACGCCGTGGCGGTGGGCGTCGGCCCGGCCTGGCGAAGTTCATTGCCGGCACCGCTGGCGGGGTTATCAACACGATCAAGGCGGTGGCGCGGATTCCCAACACGCAGGGGCCTAGCACCGAGGGGGTGCTGGTGCCGGTGGTTGATGACTTTGTGGCTATCAACAAGGGGCAAAACAGGAGCCTTGGACCGAACGGGCTTGGCAACGCCTATGTCGTGAGCCGGAAGAAACCCGATGAGGCTTGGGTTGCGGGTGTCCATTCTTCTCGAACGAGCGTTGCCGGATTCGATGGTGCCGTGGGTGGGGGCGGAGTCTCGTTTCTGATTATGCTCATGACAGGCGCATCGTTCTATGGGGACGAGGGCGAAACGCGGCTGCACATCAATGGCAGGACTGGCAATGACGTTCAGGTATCGCTGTTGAGCAGGCCGTTTGTAACGAGAAACCACGGCCAGAACGGCTGCGCGAACGTCGGGCCGTTTGTGCGGATGAGCCCGAGCAAGCAGCAGTGCATCTGTGCTTACCTGGAATGGACGGGCACGCCACACGAGGTTCGTCTGGTCATCGACAAGATGGACACGACGACGGTTACCCGGCTTGGCCAAAGCAGCCCGATTCAGTTGATGGGCTTGGATGCTCGCGTGCCCGGACAGAGGATCAGGCTTTCTGCCACGACCAACACGGTCAAGGCGACAATCACATGGCCCGCCGCCGCGTTTGGGTACACCAACGCAGACCTGACGGTAGAAGTAACAAACTCCGACTTTGCCAACTTTGACGGCGGCGGCGTTATCATGCGCAATGCCGGTCTTGCGAATGAAATAAACTCCGTTGACGGCTTCAACAAACTGCTTGTCGGCATGGCCTATTCCCGGCGACAGCCCTACGTCTGGCCGATGGTGGCTGAGGTCGTCCCGGCGGCGTTTACGGCTGGTGCCAACCGCTACCGCATCGTGGCCCCGTTTGTGGCCTCCAATGACGCGCTGACGACGGCCACGCCAACGCTTCGGGGGCCTGCCGACTACGCGGCGGCGCAAGTCTGGCCGACGGTAGACCGGGACAGCGATGTGATTGTCGGCCCCTCGACGTTCAACCGCTCAAACGGTGCCATCTATGGCTACAACGTCCAGCCCGGTCCGGGCATGACACTGGCTGTAGAGACTCGGTTCAAGTCAAACGCAGCAAGTGCAACGCCAGACACGCTTTGCCCGATCTTCGAGTTGTCGGCAGACCACAGGTATTTCTTCCGGGTCGAATGCGACCGCACCTTTTCTACGCGAGACGGCGAGATCAAGCAATGCCACTTCCGCCGCATCCGGGTGCGGATGATCTGGAACAACGGGGGGACGCGAACCAACACGCAAATCACGAGTGCTCCAGACGACACCGACAACGCCGATACGCCGACAACGCTCGCAATGCCCGTGGTTTCGACGGCTTCAAGCATCCTTTGGACTTGGACGCGGGTTGGAACAACGGCAACCCTTAGACTGATCCAGAACGGCATGACGGTTTACGAGAGGACGATCAGCGGGTTTACCAATCCAGGTGCGACACCATTCGGGACCAGTGCCGGGGTTGAGCCGCAGGGCTTGCGGGATGACGATGTGGCGGTGCAGACGACGGCGCAGAGTTTTCGCCTCCTCAACGTCGCCGCGCCTGCGTTTACCGCTGTTACCGCCGGGCTGGAGGTGGTCGCCTTCACCCCCTCGGCGGTTAGACTCTCGTCTGATCAGGTTTCCTTCACTTCCGCGACGGGGACGGCACCGACCGGGAACGTAACCGCCGGGTTCTTGGCCAACAAGTTCTATTGCGCCGACGGCCTGACCTCGACGATCGTCGATCTTGCACTCCGCACCGTTGCGCCCTGGACGGGTGTTTCGGGCACAGACTGGGATCGGTGCCGATACGCCGCGCCTTTCCGGCGAAGGATGTTCATCGCGGGTCAGGCCGACAAGCCTTCGGCGTGGTACTGCTCGCGGATGAACGACCCGACCGATTACAACTTCGGTGCGCCGGACCCGACGGCCAAGGCGTACCTTGGTGCTGCGCCAGAGATCGGCCAGCCGGGGGACGACATTACCGGGCTGATCCCCTGGCGGGACGACTACCTCCTGTTCGGGTGCCGGGATTCGTTCTGGATTCTGCGTGGGGACCCCGGCTTTGGTGGCCGGATGGACGTGCTTTTCCGTGGGTGTGGCCTGCTGACACAGGAAGCCCATGCCTTTGACCATCGCGGGGGCCTCTACTTCCTCGCCCCCGGTGGGCTGATGTACCTGGCGCAAGGGTCTAGCCGACCCGTAGAGATCGCCCGCGAGCGTCTTGGCGACGTGCTCTCTGAGGTGGACCTGACGACGACGCGGCCCAGCATGGCCTTTGACGTGCAACGCACGCTGCTGTACGTCTACCTGACCCCGACCAACGGCTCGACCAACGTGGTGCACGTGGTCTACGACCCGATGAGTGAGGACGTGAACGTGGACGGGGGCGTCTTCTTGGATGCGTTCGGGACAGTCGGGCACCAACCTCGGGCCGTGGTGTCGGTCGTTGCTGAAAACGACGACGATCGGCAGGTGCTGCTGGGATGCCAGGATGGGTTTGTACGCCGGTTCTCCGATACGCAGTTGACCGACGACGGGACCACGATCGACGCCTGGGTGAAGATGTCCCCTCTGGAGGTTGGCGACGGATCGGCGCGGGGGATGCTTCACGAGCTGCAATGCACCCTCAACGCCGGGTCCGGCCCGGTCGCGTGGAGGTTGCAAGGGGCGTCGTCGGCTGTGGAGGCCAACGCCATCGACATCGGCACCGCTGGGCTGGCCTCGGGCACCTGGGGGAGCGTGGCCGCTGGGTTCCAGCAGCCGGTGCGGTTGCGGCACTGCGCCGGTGCGCTGCAGGTAACACTGCGCCAGCAGACGACGGGGGCGGGGTTTGAGCTCGACCGGATCGTTGGCGTGGTTTCCGCCCGTGGGCGGCGTCGGGTGGGTGCCTGATGGAACCACTGGAAAACCCGATCACGCTGCGGAACACGATCCACAGTTTGCGGGCGTCGTTGACGGCGGCAACAGATCGGATTGCGGCATTAGAGAGTGCGCCGCCCGCTGCTGGCGTCCTGCCCGACAACGTGGAACGGTGGGTGAAATACACGACCGCGTTCGACACGCCCAGTCTTGTTTCGCACGTCAGCGGGGTAGCGATGGTCGAGGTCGCTTCGATACCGGCGGACAGCGTCGCAACCGGGCTGCGCTTTGTTGTGCCGACGTTCTTTACTGGTGGGCCAATAACGGATGTCGAGGTCAATCTTTCGACATTGATTGTGGGCGGAAGTTTTGTTCCTTCGTCGTTTACTTCTGGCTCGTCTTCGTTCACCATCTACAGCGCGACGGCACCCGCAAATCTTGCAAGGAACGGGCTGATCGTTGCTGGCTCTACGCCAACGCCGATCGAGTTTGAGTTTGTTTTTTATGGTGGGTCTGGAGCGGACCTTGTGGCCGGGCAACTGGAGACCTATGTCCGGCTTTCGATCCCGCAGAGTACCGGCACGACACTCCCGACGGCATGAGCAACCATGCAACACACACGATCGACCGCGCTGCTTGTGATCTCGGACCTGCACACAGGATCGACGTGTGCGCCGATCCCTGATGGGATGGTGCGGCACGACGGAACACCAATCAAGCCGAACAAGATTCAGAAGTGGATCAATCGCCAGTGGGCATCGCTGACCGGCCAGGCCCTTGCCATGCTCGGCAAGCGTCCATTTGACCTGATCCTCAACGGGGACACGATCGAAGGGGTCCACCACCGATCGACCGAGCATTGGTCGGCGGACCCGGCGGATCACCACCTGGCGGCTTGGACGCTCATCAACCCGATCGCCGAGCGGGCCAAGAATGTCTACGTCGTGCAGGGGACCGAGGCGCACGTCGGCCCGAGCGGGGAGGCCGGGCTTGGCAACCGCCTAGGGGCGGTGAAAAACCCGGACACGACGCACGGGGCATTTGACCGGCTGGACTTGACGGTCAACGGGACGCGGTGCCGGTTTGTTCACCACATGCCCACAAGCACGCGGGCGGGCCTCTACGCGACGGCCCTCGGGGTGATGCTGGCTGAGCATCAGGTGCAGGCGGCTCGGTTTGGTGGTGCTGTTCCCAGCGTGCTGGTGCAAGGGCACCGGCACACCTACGGGATGTATTCAGATGGGGCGGGGTTGTCCATCAGCGCACCGGCGTGGCAGTTGCTGACGCGGTATGGGCACAAGGTGGCGACGGCTTCCCATGCTCGGGTGGGGTGCTTGGTGCTGGACTTTGCACGGCCCAACAGGTTGCCAGCGGTCCACGAGTTTATAGAGGCGGTGCCGGGATGAGTAAGGAGCGTTGGCTACTACCGACCGAGTTCGGGTAGTTCAAGGGAAAACTATGAGTGATTGGCAGATACATAACGGCGATTGTTTGGAGCTGATGCGATCCATACCGGATGCCTCCATCGATTCCGTCATCACTGATCCGCCCTACATGGTCGGCTCTATAAGTGTGGGAAACGCCAAGAGCAAATCGGGAACGTGGGCCGACATGGAAAACTCGGCCTACTGGTTTTCTGCGTGGATGGCGCAGTGCAAGCGTGTGTTGAAGCCAACTGGATACCTGCTTTGCTTCGGGAACTGGCGGTCAATCCCAACCCTCATCCGCGCGCTGTCTTTGTGTGAGATGCCAGCGACAAGTTGCCTCGTTTGGGACAAGCAATGGATCGGACCCGCTGGCCCGCAGCAATTGCGGGGGCGATACGAAGTTGTGATGTTTTCGGCTATGCCGGAAGGCAAAATCGAGAACCGATCCGCCCCAGACATAGAGGCCGAGAAGTGGATGGCTAGCAACATGGCCGAAACGGAACACCCCGCAGAAAAGCCGGTCGCGCTGCTGCAAAGGCTCTGCCGCCTCGTTACCCCACCGAGCGGCGTGGTTTTAGACCCGTTCATGGGCAGTGGCTCTACCGGCAAGGCGGCGATGCTTGAGGGTTTCGGGTTTATTGGCATCGAGCGAGAAGCGGCCCACGTCGAGACGGCTAGGGCGCGCATCGAAGCGACACTGATAGGAGCGAGCATGTGAACAAAGGTGAGTTGTCGATGGCGGACCTGCGGGAGGCTGTGGCCAGGTACAACCGGCCCTTGCGCGACCGCGTCCTGGATGCACTGGCCGACGGGAAGGGGTTGACCAAAGCGGCGATCGCCGAGCGTGCGTTCAGCGTGGTTACGAGCGTTGGGTCGGTGATCCAGCCCATGCTCAGGTCGGGGCTGGTCAAGAGGGTAAAGGTTGGCAAAACGACGTTCTATTACCGGGAGGGGGTTGCCGATGCCGCTGCCGTGGTGGGACGTAGAGGACCTCCTGGACGAACCGGTCGTCGAACCGTTGGCCGATGACCGGACGTTCCGGTCTGGTGTTGTGCGCGGGCGTTGTGGATTTTGCGGCTTTGGCGTGGAGTATTGAGCATGAGCGGGTTCATGTCGTCGATGATGGCCGGTTCCGGTGGCCCAATGGGCATTGCCGCAAGCGGTGGCACTTCACTGCTTGTCGGGGCGGCTTCCGCTGGGCTTGGCTCACTTTTGGACCGTTCTGCAAAGAAGAAGGCCAGGCGCAAACTCGCCGACTACATGGCCAAGCAGGACGCGATACTGACCGCTGGCACCGAGTCGGCAAAGGATACTGTCCGCCGCAACCTCGTTGACGGCAAGGGGCAGATCGGCCAGAGCCTTGTTGACCGGGGCCTTTACAA